TCGACAATGTCGAGCGTGAGGCCACCCGGGACCAAGTCGTTCCTGTCGCCGCGGAAGGTGTCGGTACGCGAGAGGCCCTCGAGGAACATGTGCTCAAGACGACGCGGACGTCTGGCACTGACGGCAGGCTGGAAGTTCCGCATCGCCGCGGCCAGAGGTGTCGTCGCTGGCCCTTGCCACGCGGACGTATGCCCGGGCCATCGAGCCTGTGTGCCGCCGAGGAGAGACTGCACCGGGTCTTCCTCGAGCCACTCGATGTCCTTTGCATCGAGGACCTCTCGCGGGCTCGGGGTGCGGAGCATGCCAAGGAGTTCGTCGAGAGGACGCATCCCAGCGTTCCCGCGGCCAGCCCACGCTTCTCTTCGACCGGGGGCGCCCGGGTTCAGCCTGTCCCATCGAGCGCGAAGAGGGCTCGCGCCGCGACGACCGAAGAGGGCATGGATAGGGCCGCCGTCATGACGCGCGTCCTTGTCCTTCTTGTCGTCTCGGAAAGGCTGCCCCGTCAGGGCCATCAGGGCCCACGGGTCGTGGCCTATCTCCGCGAGGGACATGTGGGAGAGGTAACCCGCGGGGACGTAGCCACCACCTGCACGATGGCGCACGAACTCGTTGAGGCGACCGGCGAGGAGGCGGGTGGACGGGACGCGCATGTTCGGGCGCTGCAGATGCGCCGCCTCGAACGTCTCCCCGAACCACTCCATCTTGTCTCTCATCGAGTACTGGGAGGGGAAGAGGTCTGCCATCAACCTCTCCGACTCGTTGAGCCCTCTCATCGCGACGAGATACGGGTCATCCGGGTTGGCCCCGCTCCGAATGATTTCAGCGATGTTGTCAGCCTGCCCAGCCCATGCGCTCGATGGGAACTTACGCATGTCCGTGAGGGTCTGGAACTTCTTCTTGACGTCCGACGAGCCAAGGAACTTCCACGGGAGGGGCTGACCGAGTACCCGACGGGTGATTTGAGACCGCGCGAAATCAACGGCTCTCGGGTCCGACATCTCGACGACATGGCCGTATTCGTGATGCGCGATGCCCTGCAGGGGAGAACCGACCGCGCTGGGGACGTAATAGCCGCTCTTGCGCTTGGCCGCGAACCTCTCGTCGAGACCCTCCAGAGCGTGTTCGTTCAGGCCGATGTAGGGCAGCAGGCCCATCTGTCCAGCCGGGACCGTCGTCGCGAGGGTCTCCCTGTCTCCGCGCCAGATGAGTCCGCTCTCATACTCGTGCCCGTAGGTCTTCTTCAACTGGCTCAGGTGCTCGTTCAACTCCTCGAGAGCATTCCTGCCCAGAGCACCCGTTGAGCCGACGCCGAAGGCCGGGGTGTAGCCACCACCAGCACGATGGTAGGGAACGTGGATGCCGGGATGTCGCGGGATGCGTACCCCGGTCTTCGTCATTTCCCAGTCGGACCCAATGTCGGCCCCACGCTTGCCCCAGTACGTCCAGAGAACCGACTGGAACTCAGTCCTGTTCAGACCCAACTTCCTGCCGTACTCGTCGTACAAACTGTCGAACGCCGACTTCATCCGCCCCAGATGGGAGTTGGGACCACCAGCCACGGGAGCACGTTTCCCGGCCCCGAATATCTGCGACATGCGACTGTCGAACGGCGGGTACGGAGGCTCCATCCCCGCCAACGCACCAGAGAACGGTTCTCGCTTGGCTCCGCCAAGGAACGGCTTGAGGCCGCCGCCGGGCCGGAGAATGTCGTGTCCCTCCTTGAAGAACCCATACCCGGCTGCGGGCATCGCTCTCACAATCCCGATACCCGGGACATGCTCGTCGATTGTCCCCGTGGGGGCAGAGCCTGTCCGCAGGAGGTGACGAAGGATGGCCCGGTTCTTGTCCCACGATTGGTTTGCCGAGACCGCCGCCGTTGCCTGTATCGCCCTTCGCTCGTCCCCATACCCGAAGTCGGCCATATCGCCGAGGACCTGAGCATGAGCGATGGAGTACCACCGCTTGGCTGCCGGGAACCCGGGGTCGGTCGGGTCAATCTTCCCAGCATGGGAACGCCCAGCCTTCAGCATCTCTTCGACGGAGACGAAGCCGCCGCCAGCAAACCGACGCCGGTACTGGCGTCCGTAGACGATGTCGTCGATACGGCCGCGGCCAGCCCTCAGAGGTCGGTCGGATGCGTACCACGTGGACGCATCGGCGTCCCCTGTCCGTCCGAACTTCCCGAGGTCGAAGGCGGCCTTCTCGTGCCCGAAGCGCAGGACCATGTCAGCATCGCGCTTGCGGCTCACGACCGTCGAGGGGTCGACGTCGATGAGGCCCGTCTCGGGGTCCCACCACGTACCAGCGAAGGGAGCGCCAGCGCGCTGCTGCTTGTGGAAGGCACTCAGGAAGCCGCGGGGGTCATCGGCTCTGACGTGGTAGGACTCGGCGCCAAGGAACTCGGAGATGCCGAGGGCGTGGCCGCGGCTCGGAACCTTGATGCCCGGGGACACCGGGTACGTGCCGCCACCGCCCGGGCCCTGAGCCATGAGCGAGCGATAGGCTCGCGAGCCCTGTCCTGCACGGCGTGCCTTGTGCGGCCTGAAGAACATCCCCATCTGGCCCGGAGACGGCTCACGTGACCTGTCTTGTCCCGCTCCGAAGGGATGCTGGGCAGCCCCCCAGAAGTCGAGTCCGTCAGGCGTCCTGACCTGAGCCGGGTGGGCGGTCAGGCCCGAGTACTTCTCGGCCGCGTTGTACATCCAACTCGCAACGCCGCGACGCTGGTGAGGCTCACGCACCCGAGTCATAGCGGAATGCATACCGCCATCGCTATCAGGAACGAAGTACGCCTGTCCGACGGAACGGTCGCTGTTCCCTCGCGTGTATGCCCGAGACTCGATGATGTCATCCCGACTGAACGTCCCAGCCGCGTTGCCCGTCGTGACACGGAAGCGATAGCCGGGAGGCCGGGTCATCCCGCCGTCATGGCGCTGCTGGATGCGCGTGGTGGGGATGACGTTGCCGTGGGGGATGATGCGACCAGCCCGGTCGGGGACGAAGGTCTCGCGGCCGTGCTCACCGACTGTGTAGGGGACGCCGGGGTGGACGGGACCGCCGATGGCCCTGCCCTCGACATGTACGCCGCGGGTACTGGCTGCCTGCCTGATGACCGAGCGAGCCTGTCCGATGGGCACACCGCTGGCTGCCGACTGGAGGGCAGCAAGGATGTTCAGGTTGGAACCCTGAGAGAGACTGCCGGGAGCCAACTTCACCGTGATGGGAACGGCTCCGATGCCTCTGGCAATCTCGTTCCGCATCTCAGTGAAGTTGGTGCGACCCAACTTCACGGGGACGCTGACAGCACCACCAGTAGCGGCGTAACGCTCGTTGATGGAGGTGCGGTGGTCGCGCCACTGGTCTCGAGTGACGTCGCGGAGAGGGACAGCGATGCCCGGAATGCGAGCGGACGCCTCGGCGTATGTCCCCGGGGAACCGGGAGCGGAGATGCTCTTGGCCGGACCAGAGCGGCTGGATGCCGAGAAGGACTCCAGTTTCGCTTGGGCAGCGTTGAGACCGGCCTCGAAAGACGAGGCATCGAGCGTCAGTGCAACTGCGATTTCGCTGACTGTCTGAGCGCCTTCGGGCATCTCCGTCCCCCGTTAGTCCCGGGTGGAACCGTACATGTCTGATGCATCGAATGAGGGGTCCAAGACCTCCTCGGCCTTGGGCGCTGGTGTCATCTCCTTGACGTACTCATTGCGGAGAATGACGAAGTAGGTGAAGGGGAAGGCTGCCACCTCGTGCGGCCATCCGCCGTAATGCGCCGCGATACGGCAGATGAGCGTACGGGTGCTTATGCGTTTCCCGTGGCCGGTCCCTCCTCGACCGTCTCCGCCGGACTATCGCTGTCAGGCTCGACGTCGAAGTGCATCCGGTTCACAGAGGCGTTCAACTTCCCCGCCGCTCGCATGGGCATGGCACCGAACTTCTCGGCCGTCATCTTCGGGTCGACGACGCACGCGAGGACCATGAGGCGGAGCAGGAGGACCGTGTCCGTCTCCTCGCGGTCCTCACCGGTCAGGTGACTCGTCCTGACGACGGTCGCCTTCTTCTGGAGGTCGTCGTACTCCCCGATGGAGAGTTCCCGCAACTTGTAGTCGACGCCGCGGATGTTGACGACCTGCTCAGAGAAATCGGGGCTCAGGGACGTTCCTCGGGCCACAGTCTGACTCCTTCCATCACCAGCGCCCTACCGTTGAGCACTGTCTTCGTATTCTCATCCGTCTGAAGACGGATATTGAGCGACTTCGAGAGGGTGACCTCGACGGACTTCACGTACGTCGGGTCCTCGAACAGGGCCTGATTCACAAAGGACAGGACTCCGTGGAGGTCGTACAACTCGGCATTCCCACCATCCTCCCCTTTGCGCGTCAGGTTCCAGTTCGTGAATGTGCCCACGAGGGCACCCAGACCGGGGATGGTGACCTTTCCGTCACGTCCCTGTATCTGCTTGAAGATGCCTCTTCCCACTTATCCCTCCAGTGGGGTGGTAGAGGCGACTCGAGGGATGAGCCGCCTCCACCCTAAGTACGGACTGTTACGTACCGGTGGTGAAGACGGTCCAGTGACCGGCCGCCCGGAAGTTTCCGCTGGCCTTCACCGCGTCCGAAACGGCGGAGGTGATGCTGGCGTCGAAGAGGCCGGGGCCAGAGGCCACGAGGACCTCGAGGCCGGGGCGGTCGTCCGAGTACAGGTACACGAACATCGCGTCGCTGTCGGAGGCGTTGACGAGGAGGTCGCCGGAGACGTCGAGGAGGCCGTTCCACTGGCCCTGAATGTCCTTCAGGCCCACGAGGTAGGTCTTGTTCGAGTCACCGAAGACCGTCGCGTCGACGTAGTCACGGTTGAGGTTGAGGGTCCACTCGGTCTTGGACGCGACCTTCTTCACATCGGTGATGCCCGTCGCCTCGCCAGCGACGACGGTGCATGAACCGATGTAGATGGCCCCGTTCTTACCGTGGAGTTTCGTTCCTGCGTTCGATGCCATCGGGGACTTCTCCTAACTGCCTGTCCATTTCCCAACGCCTTTGAACCTGCCAGATACCCTGACCGCATCGTTGACCGCTGCGGAGACACTCGCGTCGACGTATCCCTGACCGGAGATGCTTCCACCCCCGGTCGTGAAGGAGATGGAGACGAGGCCTCCCTGCGCCGTACTCATCCCTCCAGCATAGAAGCCGGAGAAGGTGCCGTTCGTCTGCGGAAGACCAGCGAAGAAGTACTTCGCATCGTCTCCAAAGACGCTCGCATCGACGTAGTCGCGTGAGAACTCGACGCTGAACTCGACTCCGTACATCATCAGTCCACCGACAGATGCAGTGGCGTTCTTCCCATGAACAGGCATGTCAGCCTCCCAGAGGCTGGTCTGTCCAGATGGAGTACGTGGCTCCAATCTGGTAGATGCGCTTCCCCTCCGCGTCGACGTCCGGCCCCGTTGGCGTGTCGGCGACTCGGCGGCAGAGGAGCGTGTACTGCCCATCTACGGTCAACTCTGCATCGTTGAGAGCAACCGCGATAAGCGCATCGAGGTTATTGGCCTCGACGGGGTTCTCCGCAAAGACGAAGACATCGAACGTCGTACGCAACATCACGGAGCCCCACAGGTAGTCGTAGGGAGCCGCGACAAGGTCGTACATGACGAACGGATACCTCACCTTCCGGGGTGCAATCGTCTCGTGGATACCGCCGTTGAGGGCGGCCACGATGGACTGATTGGCCCTGAGTTTCTGAACGATTGCACGCTTGATTGGCGCAGAGGTGGACGTCGCCATGGCGCTACCCTCCTGCCTTCATGGTGTACCGGATGACAACACGACCTCGTCCGGGGACTCCGGCTGCCAGAGCAGGACCGAGAGACGCCCTCACGGCCTTGACTACCTGTCCACCCGACTCTTCGGCCGCTGGCCGCATGAACGGGTGTGCTGGATGGTGCCGGGTGCCGAACTCCTGATACTTGGCGTAACTCGTGGGGCTCACGACCATCGCCTTGACGGTCTTGCCTCCGACGGTCGCCGGGACAACGTAGATTTCCCCGCGCAGCCTTCCACCGAGGCTGCCCTTGTAGTTCGCCCTCATCGACTTCAGTTCAGACTTCCCGCGTCGAGTCAGGTGCTGCTCTGCTCTGGGAGACCAGAGAGTCCCCGGAGTAGACCCGAGAGCGCGCATGGCAGGGACATTCATGTTTGCCGAGTTCCCACGGGTGACGACCGTCGCGAACTGGCGCCTCTTGGACGAGGCAGAGAAGTTGTTCACCACGTGCTGCGACGCGACCCGCAAGGCTCGAGGAGGACCAGCAGAGCCGAACGCCTGAAGGCCAAGGGCTGAGCGCATCCCCTTGATTTGCTCGTGCTCTGCCACGGACAGGAAGCGCATCTGGCGTCGACCGCCGCCGAAGACCTTCCTGATGGGAGCGTGCTGACGCGCCCTCTCAGCGACAATCGTCGCTCCCTCGGACAGGCCGACAGCGACGCTCTCGAGGACCCGGCTCAGGATGGAGTTGAAGTCCAACATCACTCACGATGCCTCAAGGTGCAGGCGAGCATCGGCATCCACGTGTTCTCTTCCGTCGTGTCGCTGACGGTGAAGTCATTCTCCCTGCTCGCCGTCGTCTCACCGATGACGACATGGTCACCGGGGAGGATGTCGGTCCCGACCGGGACCCGGAGCGTGTACGTGTTCACCGTGACGATTGCGCCTGAGTCGACCTCTTGGACCGGAGTCGGGGTCGAGGAGACCCACCCCTTGACGAGCAGCCTCTTCGTCTCGACCGTCCTCGTGAAGACGAGGGCGTCGTCACCGTAGTCGACAGACGGACTCGTGGCAGGTGCATCCTCGCGCCGATAGACGGTCACGTTCTGCGTCATGGCAAGGAGGGCGACTTCGCGAACCCTGTCGAGTTGCTTGGGCCAGAGGATGCGTTGTGCGTAAGGCATGTCAGCCCACCGTGATGTGGTCGTTCTTGAAGGAAGCGAGATACGACGAAGCCCGCGGGCTGAAGGAGGCGAGGTCTGAGCCATCGACCGCCGCTCGCGGAGCCGTCCTCGTGATGGTGAGTTCACCCAACTTGATTTGGTTGAGGTGAGCCATGCCCTTGGCATGGAGTTCGGCTTCGCCGTGAAGGTCAGCCACGACCCACCCAGCCCCGTACATGATTTCTCGCGGGAGCCTGTGGTGGTAGTCGACCGTAACGATGGAGTCGACTGCTGGCATCGTCGAGAAGGCGACTGTGCCTTCCGTGTAGTCGATGGAGTAGTCCCTCGTCTGAGCCGACCCGTTCACGTACACGACAGGCGTGGGAGTCGTATCCCAGAACTGGTTCTCTGCCCTCCAGAGGGCTGCGTCGGTCGCAAGGAGGATTTCGCCCACGACACCGAAGTCCCAGCCGTACGTGTAGTCCACGTACGCGATGGGGGTAGCCAGACCCACGTTGGGGACGATGAGGGCATTGAACAGGCCGGATGACGTGAGGGCGAGACTGACGACCTCGATGTACCGCTCTTGGTTGTTGATGACCATGTCAGCGGAAGCGATTTCCACGTACTGCGTGCGCGTCACATAGATGCGGAGTCTCTCCACCGTCTTGATGGGCCAGTGGTACGGGTAGACGCGACGCTGACCGATGTCGAAGTCACCGAACGGGTAGCGCCAGTGGTGCTGCTCGCCTGTGATGGTGCCGCCCTTGAAGTCGTGGTACTGCGGGATGCGCGGCACGTTGCAGTGGGTGTCGACCATGAGAGACGCCTGCTGGCACAGCGCCTCGAGTTCGAGGTCGTCGAGTTCAGAGGCGTCCGTGCCGAAGGCCATCGTCCGCCACTTCTGCGCGGTCACGTACTTCGCCACTGTGTCCTCCAGACGGTAAGGGGGCCGACGGAGTCGTCGACCCCCTTGCGCCTATCTACGTCAAATCTTGACGCGAATCTTGTTCGAGAACGTGGGTGCCTTCACGGCAAGTCCGTTCATCAGGAAGATGATGAACAGATGGGTCAACTGACCCGAGATGCCGATGGGGATGTCCAGCACCGTCGGGCCCGGGGAGCCGAGGTACGGGAGCGTGATGGTGCTCTCGTCGAGCAGGTAGATGTCGCGGACATCGTTCGCCGAG